ATTATCATAATAATCCATTTCATCATAATTATCATTTATTTTAGCAAATTTATTTTCTATATTAGATTTCTTATCTAATAATATTGCTCTATCTCTGATATCATCTAATGTAAAATGTTCACGTTTCTTATCTAATAATTCTAAATTTTTATTAATAGTTTCTAGTTCGGATAACAAATTACTTTTTTCATTTTTAATATTAGCAAATTGTTTAACCATTTCACGATGTTTATTATCTAATGTATTTGATTCTTTGATGTTATTCATTTTTAATTCTTTGTACTTTGTTGTGCTTTTAACAGAAGTAGAACTATTAGATATTTTTGACATCTAACTATTATTGTATACATGATAAATATACTTTAAATAAAAAAATATTTAGAAAATATCATTTTTGATTTGATAAAGTATATTTATGAAATAAAAAATATTTAGAAATTTTCATTTTATGAGAAAAATCTTTAAAAAATTCGTTTTTGAATAAAAAATTTATTTCAAATTTTTTTCTATTATAAATGTATATATACTCATATGGGTGGTGGTTTAATGCAACTCGTCGCTTATGGCGCACAAGATGTCTACCTCAGTGGTAGTCCCCAAATTACTTTCTTCAAGGTTGTCTACAGACGTCACACAAATTTCGCTGTAGAGCCTATCCAACAAACCTGGAACGGTTCAGCTGACTTTGGCAAGACTGTTCAATGCAACATTAACAGAAACGGTGATTTAATCACTAACATGTACTTAGCTGTTACTCTCAATGAAGTAGCTGCTGGTAGCGTATCATGGGGTTATGTTGCTCGTCTCGGTAACGCTTTAGTCCAAGAAACCAAGGTTGAAATCGGTGGTTCCAAGATCGATGAACAATACGGTGATTGGTTAAACGTATGGTACGAACTCACTCACAAGACTGGTCAAGAAAGAGGTTATGCCAAAATGATTGGTGATGTACCCGCTTTAACCAACCTTGCTACATCCAAGTCCAAATACCAAATGTACGTTCCTCTCCAATATTGGTTCAATCGCAATAACGGTCTCGCTCTCCCTCTCATTGCTCTCCAATACCACGATGTTCGTATGACTGTTCAAATGAACAGTGCTGCCAACTGCATCAACTATGCTGGCGCAACTGCTCCTTCATACACTAACTTAATGGGTGATTCATACCTCTTAATTGATTACGTATACCTCGATTCTGAAGAACGCAAAAGATTCGCTCAAGCTTCCCACGAATACCTCATTGAACAACTCCAATTCACTGGTTCTGAATCATTAACTGCTTCATCTAACAAGTACAGACTCAACTTTAATCACCCTTGCAAGTACCTTGTATGGGTTCCTCATCTTGACAAATATGCTAACCAACGTAAATTCGTAGCTTATGCCACTGACAGTGACTGGGCTGCTGCTAAGGTTAACTTTTGCAAGTTAGTATGGTTAGCTGCTCGTGTTAATGCTGCCACTACTGTACCTTTAGTTGATGCTTCTGGTAATGATGATGATGTAGTTGTACCAGCTGTTGCAGTTTCTGGTTGCAAATTAGCTACTGTTGCTGCTAAAGTCAGTGCTAAACTCATTGCTTTAACTACTGGTACTGGTAATCAAACTGCATCAGTTAACGATGTTGTTTTAGTTAATAACACTGTAACCATGGAAGATATGTCAAACACTATAACTGAACTTCTCGCTGGTGGTACAGGCACTACTAATGCTGCATTATTCTTAGCTGCTAACGGTGTTAACGTCATCGCTCCCTTCAACTACGGTAACTTTATTGATGGCTCTGACAACCCAGTTGTAAGTGCTAAACTTCAATTAAACGGTCATGACCGCTTCCAAGCTCGTGATGGTAACTACTTTAACTACGTTCAACCATGGCAACACTTCTCCAACACCCCAGCTGATGGTGTTAACGTATACAGTTTCGCCCTCAAGGCTGAAGACCATCAACCCACTGGTACCTGCAACTTCTCTCGTATTGATAACGCTACTCTCCAAGTTGATGTCGGTAAATACAATAATACCCAATCATCTGAACTCTTAGGCACTCAATCAGTTGTCAACATCTACACCCAAAACTACAACGTTCTTCGTGTCATGTCCGGAATGGCGGGAACCGCCTATAGTAATTAAATTTATTACATTATTATATTTTTTTATGGCAATTTACATCACAAAAAATATTTTATTTTATAATTCATTATAAAATAAAATGTACCATCGTAATATTAAAAAGTTGGCTGAAAAATTGATATTTTTTATATTTACTTAAATATATATATATTAATAATAATAAATGACTAATAAAGAAAAATGGAAAGAATTAACTGATAAAGGTTTTATTATTTGTGTTAATTGGGTAAGAGGATGTTGGGAAGAAACTATAACTTATAAAAAATGTGAAAAATGTAGAGAAAAAGAAAGAATACGAGAAAAAAATAATAGAGATAATAAAAAGAAAGAATCGTTAGAATTTAACAAAAATAGTAATAATACAAAAAAATGTGAAAAATGTAGTAAAGAAGTTACTAATGATAATTTTAATATAGAAACAAATAAATGTAATATATGTTATAATAAAAATAAACAATTAAATAATCTTAGAAATCCAAGAGATAAAATTAAAGCAAAAATGTATGATTATAAAAAGTCTGCTAAACATAGAAATATTGAATTTGAATTATCTGATAATGAATTTATGAATATGATTCAAACATCTTGTTATTATTGCGGAAATATAGATAATGAAGGATGCTTAGGTATTGATAGAATAGATTCATCTAAATGTTATAATAAAGATAATTGTGTCCCATGTTGTTCTACATGTAATATTATGAAATTAAATTATACAAAAAAAAGTTTTCTAGATAAATGTTTATCAATAATAGAATATAAATATAATAAATATGATAATTTAGAAAATGAAATAATTAGTTTTTTTGATAAATATTCAAATAATAAAACAGGAATAAAAAGAAGTAATCCTACATTTTTTCATTCTAAAGATTTTTATGAATATAGAAAATGGAATAGTAATAGTATAGAAGATATAAAAAAAATAGAAATTGAACTTGAATTTGTTGAAAATTCAGATCAAAAAGATATATGGAACTATTATAGATGGACAATTTCTTCATTGAAAACATTCTCACCTACTAATTTTGTTGGCAGAATTATTTGTATTTTAGTAAAAGATAAAATAACCAATAAATATTTAGGAATTATGAGTCTAAGTTCTGATATTATGAATATGATGGATAGAGATAAAGCAATAGGATGGTCAAATGAAGAAAAAATTAATAATAAAAAATTAAATTTATTAATGAATTTATCAACGTGTGTTAGTATTCAACCTTTTGGTTTTAATTTTAATGGTGGTAAACTAATAGCTAAATTAGCATTTTCAAAAGAAATCATGGAAAAATTTGAAGAAAAATTTAATCAAAAATTATTAGCAATAGTTACAACTGGTTTATATGGTAAATCAATACAATACGATAGATTAACTGAGATAAAACAAGTCGGTATGACTAAAGGTAACTCTATATACTGGATTCCAGAAATAATAACATCTAAATGTAGAGAATATTTGAAAAGAATGCATAAAATTGATGTTTCAAAATATAAAAAATTAGAAGTGATCACAAAAATAATATCAATATTAGGATTAGATAAAGAAGAAATATTAGATAGTAATAAAAAAGGTATATATTTAGGCTTTACTAGGCCTGATTCTAAAGAATATTTATGTGGGACAAAAAATATTATTAATGATTATCAATTTAAACCAGCGCAAATTATATTCAAAGAATGGTTAGATAGATGGTCTATTCAAAGATATAATCATTTGATTAAAATGAATAAATTTATTAAATATCAATATGAAAAATCGACTGCTAAAGTTAATAGACACAATGAAAAATTAAAGAAAGATTTAGGCGAAGAAGGATTCAAAAATTTAATAAAGGCTAAAAATGCAAAAACATATAATAATAAAATATCAAAAGTTAAATAAAAAATGAAATTACTATAAATTAATACTATTAGTTTAATAAATACTATTAATTCATACACAATGGCTATCAATACTAAAGAAGGACACCGTAAAGGATCTGTTAAAGAACGATCTCAAACATATAACTCAAAAACTGAACAATTTATCAAACGGGACACAACTACTGGACGTTTTCTTGCAACATCTGATAATAAATTTAAAGGGGTACGATCTGAAAATAAAGAAAAAGAACCTGTTAATAAATCAAAGTAATTAATTTATTGTTGTAGTGTTTGTTCTAGTTCTAGAATAGGTAGAATACTATTACTTATTTTATATTTATTAACTATTATTGGTATATTAAAAGCAATCAAATGATGTATTGAATGATAATAATTATAATATATTATATTTTTATACGCTACAACATAACATATTATATCTATACTTGATAATGTTAATATTGAATAAAAATATTTATTATGAAATATTATAGGATTCAAATATTCTTTATTTATATATAAAATATACGAACTTATTATTCCTATTGTGGGCAATATACAATATATACCTAAATTAAAATACTGAAATCCTATCATTAATGTAAACATACATGATCTAGTTATTACTAATTCATTATGATTCTCTAATAATAAATACATTATAAATAAATATATTAACCAATATGCATATGCAGCATCCATTAAACCAAAATAACTAGATCCATCAATAATATATAATCTTGATTGATCTAAATGATGAATCAATGAAAATATTGATGTTAAAAAAATTTGCATTGATAAAAAATTTTCATCTCTCCATTTATAATATATTATAGATGGTATTGATGAAATATTACTCATTACAACAAAATATTCACTCATCTTATAATAAGAATTATTATCTATTTATATATATAAGTTAAAAATTATTATAGAAACTCTTTTTATTAGAATTAAAATTTTTAAGTGTATTATGAATATAATGATATTCTCTCTTTAATAATAATAACTTTTGTATATATTTATTACGATTTTTTAAAAAGAGTTTCTCACGTTCTTTAGTAATCATTTTATTTTTTAATAATCTATTGTATCTTGCAATAAATAATTCATATTTATGTTTCAATCTATAAAAATGTTCATAAAATCTTTGAATACGTTTTTCTTTATCTGTCATTCTATATGACATATGTTTACGCATTTTCTTTAATGCTCTTATTTGTTGTTCAACTGATAATTTATTTTTTGGATCATTAGTTGGTTTAATTGTAGGAATAGTTATAATTATTGCTTTATGAGATGCATCCAACGCTTTCTCTAATGCAGGTATAACAACTTTATTAATTAAAACTATAGATGGATTTTGAACACATACTGTATATTTACTAATATGTAAATTATTTATTTTATTATTATTAACAGTGAAAATACCAGTTTTATGCATTAAATTTTTATGCATAATATTTTTTAATGGTAATTTAATAAGTTGTTTAGGACTAATTTCAGTCTCATCATATAATCCTAACTTTTGACTTTTTGTTTCTGTCATTTTACAATCAGCATGATAACCAATATTATAAACTTTATTATCTACAACATAAGGATAGCATGGTTCGCAATCATAAGTACACGTATTATTAGTACTTATTTGTGTCCATGATTGAGGAAAATTAAATTGTATATTTTTATTATACGTATAATAATCAATGTCATCTTTTACCGTTGTACATACATATTGAGGATTATTATGAACTTTTACATTTGCATTTGCATTTGCATTTGCATTTGCATTTGCATTAACAAATAACAAACCTGTTACAAATACCAAGAGTGATTTTAACATTATATTAGATATTAGATATTTATTCTTTATTATAATTATATTTCAAATTTTTATTTTATAATATAATATATTATGGATTTTAATGTTTTAATATATCATGATAATTGTAGAGATGGTATTTGTAGTTTATGGTGTGCACATCATTATAGTGATAAAAAATTTGACAAAATTGGTTTAAGCGCTAGTAAAGATTTAGATCTGAAAAGATATAATTTTAAAAATAAAAAAATAATATTTGCTGATGTATGTCCTTCATTAGAAAATATAAAAGCATTATCTAAAATAGCAAAACATATAACAATTATAGATCATCATGAATCTAATTTACGTAAAACAATAGAACTTTCTGAGGAACAGAATGTTGATATGATATTTGATATGAAACGTTCTGCATGTCAAATGATATGGGATTATTTTTTTGAAGATAAAAAAAGACCTTGGTTTATTGATCATGTTGGTGATAAAGATATATGGGCTCAAAAATTAAAATACAATGATGAAATCATTAAATCATTAGATCATTATGAATTAATTAATGCTAATAATCTTGAACAATTAGATAAATTATATAAATATACAAAGATTGATATAACTAAATTAATAAAATTTGGTAAAAATATTATTCTTATTACCAATAAAATTTTAAATGATGAATCTAAATATGCTTTGGAAGCAACTATTGTTATTAAAAAGAAAAAATATAGAATATGGACTGCTTCTATAAAGTCTGACCTTGTATCAGATTTTGGTAATTTATTATCAACTAAAAAATTTAATGATGGTACTATTCCAGATTTTGTATTAATCTGGAATTATGTTCCAATAAATAAATCATGGTACATCAGTTTAAGAGGTAGTGACGCAAGTCCTAATTTAGCTAAAATAGCTGAAACATTTGGTGGCGGTGGCCATGCAAAAGCAAGTGGTTTTAGATTAACTAATGGAACCGATCTTAATTCATTAGTGAAATTTGTTATAAAAAAGAAAAATAAAAAATGAAATTTTTAATCTATATGCTGTTCTATATAAAAATCCTATACAAACAAACACAAGATCATGCCTGATAATAATGATCAAGTTGTTTACTCTCTTGAAAACGACGACAACGACGACAACGACGACAACGACGACAACGACGACAACGACGACAACGACGACAACAACCAAGAACAAAACCCTGTCCAGAATCTGTCGCTCCTCTTCAATGATGTTGCTGTTGATGATAACAATGGAAATCCTTTGTCTCCAGATGAAGAAAATTATTTGGAAGGACTATTTTTTATTTAAGAATCAAAGATTCTTTTGTCAGATGGTATTAGAGAAAGCATAGCTTTCTCTAACCCATCTAGAAAAAATGAAATTTTAATTGTATATACATTGTTTTATATAAACTTTTACATAAAACAATGGCTTTCCTTAGCAATAATATCGTCATTATTCCTAGTAACAATGACAATCAAATATTGAATGATCTTGCATTACAACGCATCATTCATAATTTGACGATCAATGAACAAATAACTCGTCTTGACACGGAGATATTTATTATGGAGGAACAAATTCGCCAACTTGAAGAAAGTATAAATCTAAATTAATTATTTTATTTACGTTTTCTTATAACAAACAAAGGTTCTTTATAATTCTTAGCGGGAAATATATAATCAATATTTCGATCTATTTCTTCAAATAATAATGTTCCTTTATACTCTTTGACATTATTATCATCCTGTTGAATATATTCATTTGATATTTTTTTAAATTCTTGTATAAATGAATATTGATCATTATACAAATCAATTATTTCATTACCAGAAGGACTTTTGAAATTCTTTAATTTTTTTGATATATCAAGAATTATTTTTAATCTTTCTACTTTACTATAAAACATTATTTATTATAATAAATATTTTTTTATAGGTTTATATATTTTCTCTATATATTCTAATGTAATTTTTTTCTTTGTAAAATATTCTTTCATTAATTTACATGCTTCTTTCTTATTAGACTTTGATGGAATTATATGTGTTGCACTATAATTATTATTTACACAAGCACATATTTTATAATGACCAAATAATAAATCTGGGCCCACATCCATTTATTTTCAATAGTATTCATAAGTGAATATTTAATAAAATCAATAGGACATAATAATAAACAATATATTTCTAAAAAATTATGTATTGTTATATTATCATATTCATTCATATATTTATGAGTACTATTAATAATTTTAGGTGATAATATTTCAATATTATATTTTTTCTTAAGTTCTATCATATGATTTATATTCATATTATCAATACT